GGAGATTTCTGCCATTATCGCTGTCCTCTCGCCTGTATTTTCAGCTTCTCTCTAGCTGCACGTTTTATGAACTCGTCAAGCTCCATGTTGTGCGGCTTTAGAGACTTCAGACGCGCGAGCTCGCTCTCCGAAAAACGAACACCGCTCTTCTCACTTCGTGTTTGCGATCGACCACTTGAAGTGGCTGACGCAACCCTTTGCACGGTGGGCTGAACGTCATCTTGCGCGATCTGTCGTTGAGCGTTAGCGCTCTCCACCACATCAGCAAAACGTTTGCTAATGCGCTTATCTAATTCATCATAATACTCTTCGCTGTCAGGCTCAAATCCTTCGTGGATCAGATACTCATGGGTGTCTGCAGCGTATTTTGTTGCTTGTATCGTCTCCTCACTAGATCCATCACCGAACCAAGGGTTTTTTTTATGCCACATTTTGGCTTCTGGCGTGGGCTCTATCTTGGGCGCTTGTTGTTGGGCGGGTTGTTGATAAGCCTGATATTGGCTAGGATCGGCAGCAGGCTGTCCTGCAGGTTGCTGCAGGGGCTGATACTGCGCCTTTGCAACATTCAACTTTTCTTTCTTTATCGCAATATCATTTTTTAAAGTGGCGGCTTTTGACATGAGGTCAGGGTCATTAGACTCAACCGCTTTTTTGTAAATATCGTCTACTGACGCCTCCTGCGCCTTTATTTTTTCTTCTTCTGCCACAAGCGTTGCCTGGCTCTGCTGCGCGAATAAGCCCCTCATCTGTTGCAGTTCTTGTTCTTTCTGTTGCAACGCATTTGCATATTGCTCAGTTCGCCGTTCTGCCTCCCGCGCGCGTTGATTTAGCTTGTTTACTCGCTTGGAGACATTTTTGGTGTGACGATCTAGCTCGCCATCAGGCTCTGGCAAATCATTGGTGATTTCGATCTGAATCTCTTCTTCTGCTGGTACTGCTGCGGTTTGATCGTTCATTACAGGCTCACTATGTCATCAGGATAAAGTATGGTGCCAATTACTTCATCATCATTAATGATTCGGATTTCTTCTCCGTCCTCTAGCCTAAACCTAGATCCCGAATAACGTCCAATGAGCACCCATTGCTTTTCCGTGCACCAGGGCTCAGGCCCATATTTTTCCTTGTCGTTGAAACATAACGGGCCCATTTTTAATACATAGGCTACGACCGTCGCCAAACTTTCTTGATCCACGGTGGCTTTTGTTAGATGTATCCCACCTTTGCTTTTGGGCTGAGCTCGGTAGGGAAGCACCAGCATTCTCCACCCGACAGGGTCAGGCAGACGCTCTATAACAGATTTTTCTAATAGGCTTGGATCTAGCACCAGCCTATCGGGATCTACATAAGCTTTTTCAGCCAGCATTAGGACTCCTTAAAAAATTGTTTAATCGTTTCTTCGATCAATGCTAACGCGGTCAGCTCTCCGATTGCAACTTTATACTGTTCCATGTTACGGAGTGCACCCGACATAAGCATTTCATTGATTAGCTTCTCTCTTTCGCGCATGACGGAGCGCACCCGATTAGCTAGGCCGACATCATCCATCAGTCAATCTCGTAGAAAAACAAACCTTTCGTAGCAGCGCCGCCCCCTTTGATTTTCTTACGAGTTCTCTTGACCTCGCCACCGCCAGCCATTTTTGCAGTCTTCATGGCGATCGCAACCGCCTGCTTGTGAGGCTTTCCGCTCTTCATTTCTGTCTTGATGTTGTCGCTAATAGCTTTCTGCGACTTACCTTTTTTCAATGGCATGATTCTCTCCTACACTCTAAAACCAAACTTAGCCTGTAACTCTAACATTTTCAGATCGGCCTGCTGCGCTAAGCGTTGGATTGCTAAATCCATTTTTTCATCATTAATATCTCTTTGTACGCCTAAGCGCTCTCTAGCCAACTCTCTTTCAAGCAGCTTTTCCTGAGCTCGTGCATCTTCTTTAGCGTCAAACTCTCGCGCATCTTGCTGCATTTCTGCTTCTCTAATATCCAGTTCCCGTTGCCGGATCGCCACTAGCGGATCTTCTTCTGACGCCTGACCGATACTTAGCAAAAAGTCTTGTGTGAGCTCTGCCAAAATGGGTGAAGATATTTGCTCTTGCAACTGTAGTACCTGCTGCTGTAAAGGTTGCGCCGCCTCCGCCGGAAGCTGTCCTGACAACACGGCCTGCTCCAGCTGCCCCATCTGTTGCTGCAATTCTGGCGGCAACTGCTCTGCAGCCATCTCTGAGGCCATAAACTGTAAATGCTGCATGCAATGCGAAATGATCAAAGCTTGGATAGCGGGCGTCTGCTTCACGATTTCCGTTAAAAAAAGAGAGCGGTGCACATCAATATGCGCTCTATGATTTTGCCCAGGGAACGCTTGTTGTGGCTGTCCTGCTAATAGCCCTGCGTTTTCAATGCCCGCGTCCATGGGCATGGGTTGAGGCGGTGGCGCGGGTGGTTGCAGTAGAGACTCCACATTGTCAACGCCTAAAGCGCTATACATCCTCCGATACGCTTCATAAATGCCAGTGGGGCCATGCACTTGGGGGTTAGATTGCACCAATTGCAACAACTCTTGGGCCATCGTAATACGTTGGCTTTGTGAAAAAATGTTGGGGTCGCTCACAGGAAACACATCGACACGGCCGTCAAAGTCTGTTGCTTTGATTTCTTGTGGGCCTGCGCCTGTCGCGTACGGGTATGAGGGCGGCAGGAACTCGCCAAACACCCGGGCTAGGAGCTGAAACTCCACGCGCTGGCTGTAATGTAGCCGTTTGTGGATCGCGGACATCACTTTGGTGCCGCGCTCAAGCAAAGCCACTGTTGTGCCGACGGGCATCGCCTGATTCATATCACCCACATTCATGTCAGCGATAGAGGCAAACCGCTTCCCTGAGTCCACTAGGAGCCCTAGGAGGCTCATCAATACGTTGCTAGGCTCTTTAATCGGCAGCGGTATTAGATTTTCGCGAAGATTACCGCCGGTTGTGTCGATATCACGGAACTCGCCAGGCTGTAGAGGCTCGTCCTCATCGCGTATCCGCATGCCCCGGGCCTTGAAACCTGCCGGCAGGTTGGCCAGAGTGCCTGCATCAATCAACTGTCGCAGGATTGACGTGCTCGCTTTTGCGATGCCACCAATCATGTGAGATAAGCCAAGACCGTAAAACCCTAATCCCGGCAGGAATTTGAACTGCACGAAATAATTAATCTTGGATTTGAAAGGATCGGTTTCTCTGTAGTTCCGGCGGATCGACAACACTTTCTGACTGTTTTCATCTATCGTCAGAATGTAAGGCAGCTTGAGCCCAGTCGGTTGGCCGTCAGCGCCGACGTCCTCGTAACCGGGCAGATCAAGAACGGTGTGCACCTCATAGATCAGATGGTCGCGACTATTTTGGTAGCTAGGCTCTATGCCCTCTATCGCGTCTATTTGCTCTTCAATCTCATCTCGGTCCTGACCGTAGGGGCCATCTTTGATTGAGACATCCGAGTAAAAACCAGAGAGCTGCAGCTTTCTGATTTCATTGCTAGACATCTCAACCACATGCGTCACACGCTCAGCAGTGAAAATATCTGTGGCCTCGTAAGGCACAATGAGATCTTGTGGCTGTATGAACTTGCTTGCCGCCTTGTTTTTAGCGGTATCGTAGTACACTTTTTTGAAGGCGCTACCAGCTAACGGCAAGAAAAACAGCATTTGGTCCAGCTCTGGATCGTACTCCTCGCACACGTTGAGCAGATAAAAGTTCATAAACTCTGCAATACGGTCTGCTTGAGCCTGCACTTCTGGCGTTCGGGCGCCCACAATCTCAGTCTTGACTGGCCCGCGTGCAGGTAGCATTTCTTTGTACGCCTGTGCTTGGAACTGCGTGACAGCCTCTGCCAGTATCGGATGAATCACGCCGCTGGACCCCTGGAAAGGCGTGCTGCGCATTTCATCAAACTTCATGCCGAGGTATTTCAGTCCATCAACATAAGTTTTCTCCCACTCTTGGCGGGATTCTTTATCTGCTTCTATTGATGTCAAGAGCTGTTTGGATATCCGCATGAGCTCTACTTCTGAGATCGTATCCGCGAGGTTCGCATCAAAAGGCAGCACTGGCGCCGCTGCGGGTGGCGCATCGATCTCGTCATCGATCAGGACGCCGTCCTCTGTCACAAGCACTTCTACCGCTTGGCGCACCAAATCATCTCTAGTGGGCTCTGGTGTGACCTCCATGGCTCTGCCCAGGGGTATCACATCTGGATCGTCGGCCGTCCCTAACTCTCTTTTCTCTATCGCCATCAGTAATATACCTGCCTATCTCGGCGTAGCGGGTGCATCTCCATGTCTTCGTCAGATTCGAGTTGTAAGAACCCCCCCTGACGGAATCGCATCAAAGCCATGGTGGCAGAGTCACAATAATCGTCATGCTCCCCGAAAGGGAAGGCTGCAAGCTCTTCAATGACCTCTTCTGCGAAGACATGGTCTGGAGCCCACACCATACCACTCTCAAATATTGGTGCCACACTATTCATCCTAGCGATCTTGTCCTGACCGCGTGACGGTGTGTAACTCGTCACCGGGATGCCCATCCTGCGCAGTTCTTGAGTCAAGGGCGTGCCACTTGCTTTTGCCTCAATAAGGACACAATCGGGCTCCCAGTAC